ACCCTAATAAGACCCTAGCCATGCGTCTGATAGAGGACAGGCTAGGGGTAATGATAGAGGAATTATTGGCTGAAGGTAGTCTCAAGGAGGTAGCTGTGTTGTTAGGGGTGAAGGAGTCAACGGTGAGTAAGTGGAGGCTGCGCCTTGGATTGAGGATATGATAGTAGTACCTCCAAAGTCTATGTGGCCACCTGTAAAGTGGTACCTAGCAATGCTTAAACATACCCCCAAGGATATCTTATACTACGTCGGGAGCCTAAGGTAGTATGGAGCCACAACGCCTCGACGAGTTCCTCAAATGGAAACCAGTCTACCCAGAGGCCGTCATAGGTGGTGGTGTCCTTTACGCAAGGACCAAGATGATTATATACGGGAGGTATAAGGCCCTCAAATCCATGACCTTGTTAGGTCTAGCCAGGGCCATAGCAGCAGGCCAGCCTTGGATGGGGTTTAAGACACCCGAACGAGGACTTAAGGTTATATACCTCCAACTTGAAATACCTCATCCACTCCTACATAAGAGGCTCACTAAGATGGAGACAGCCTGGGATGCGGTAGACACAAGGAATTACGTTAAGCGAGTAAGGGAGAACCTGTATGTCTGGACAGAGCCCTTCCTTAAACTCGACAGGCCAGAAGGTATTGGCACCCTCAAATACTACGTGGAAAAGTTGGAACCCGCTGTTATTATGGTTGACCCTATCTACAAGACCATATCAGGGAATATACTAGACCCTAACCATGTACGTGAGGTATGCGACCAAGTGGATATGATGCTGAGCCAGTATGAGGTGTCCATTGTGTTCGCCCACCATGCCCGGAAGTCAGCTATATCAGAGGAGAACGCCTTTGACCTCGGCTCAGACGATATGCTAGGAGCCGCAGTGTTCTCCTACTGGGCTGACACCGTTGTTAAGATAGTTAAGACAGGCGAGAAGGGTAATGAGGTCGGCCTTACCCTAAACTTCGACATCATACGACACGCGGAGGATTTGATTGAACCTAAGGAGGTAGTATTCAACCGCGATGATTTAATGTTCCACGAAGGTCAGAAGTTAATTCATATTAAGTAGGAGGAGTAGGAAGATGGCAACCGGAGAAATGACGGCAGAAAAGGCGTTGAACCTGCAAGCCAGGTTTGAGCAGTTAGAGAGCGGTATAAGTGACGCTCACGGCATAGTAGACCAGATGACGCCTCGCGAAGCGGCAACAGATAAGCCTTCAGAGCCCGTGGCTGGTACTGCTACGCTAACCGCAGAGAGATGCCAACACTCATTGGCAAGTCTCATCAACAGGCTACAAGAACTAAGGGATAGAGTAGGACAGGTTTGAGAGAGAGGAGGATGGCAACACCAACGCCTAAGTCACCCGAGATAACGAAGCTGCTTGAGGGATTCAGTGGTAGGACTACAGCTATTGAGGCTGACAAGTGTGTGAACCCACCCTTCGGTTGTGGTGGGCCTGCGACTGAGTTTAGAGACGACCTCAGCAACGACGAGTACCGCATTTCTGGCCTGTGTCAGAATTGCCAAGACGCAGTGTTCGGTAACTAGGAGGAACAATGGTACAAGAAGGATTTACACCTAGCATAGACCGTCCGACAGGAGGCGAGTCCCCTCTCTTGAGATTCAAGGGCACCCTGGCCAGCTACGTGCCAGAGGAGAGGACAAGTAACCAGGACCAGAGCAAGTACATGACTATCCTCTTCAACTTCTCGGATGTTGAGGTCATTGAGGCTACAGAGCCCTACCCCTTCCCCATTGCCATCATCAGGATAGGCTACAAGCCACCTAAGGACTCAAGGGGTGGAACCAAGTGGGATGCCTTCTCTACATCCTTGAGGAAGCTATCTGCTGAAGGCCTGGACGCCATCGTCGGCAAGAAGCAAGAGTGGGCACAGTTGCCTCACAGGGTTCGCTCACCTTTGGTAGACGGTGACGGCAACCCTCAGTTGGATGGTAACAGCAGGCCTATATGGGGTGATACTGAGATACCCTGCTGGAAGGTTGTGGAAGTGGAAGGACTAGGCTCAGTCCAGGAGAAGGATGACAACTTCTTCGGGTTCCTTGTGGACCTGGCTGATGGCAAGACTGAGCCGCAGTTCTACTCCGCAGCACTCCTTGATGAGCAGGTGAGAGCCCGTTCCAACATCGTCACGGCCATCACTGACCGCAAGCTGTTGGACACCCTGAGGGAGATGAAGCTGATAGACCGTGATGCAGAGGGGATACTGCACAAGGTCACACCGATAAGTACCGAGGGTGCAGGAGGCACTCCAGCTTAGTCAGGTAAGGGGTGTCCTCAGGTCTTACCTCCCTTTGGCCTGGGGGCGCCCCACCTGGAAGGGAGAGCGATGACCAAGTGTTGCATACACTGTAGGCTCAACGATATAGGTGCTCCACCTGATGACTTAATAGTGGAGTGGCCTGGCAAACACCCTATGCCTCGGTGGTTGATAGCCGCCTCGGACACATGGGTGACAAGGGAAGGTCAAGTCATACCCATTATGCAGTTAGGGGACAGGCACCTGTACAACATCTACAGGATGCTACTAAGGATTCAGGCAGACATAGACTCTGTGGATGAAGAAGGACATCCGAGAGGTGGCAACCCTTCACTGGAGTTGTTTGATACCAAGTTCTCGGCTATCATAGCGGAGATGGAGAGGAGACAGATGCCCACTATCCTAAAGGAAAAGATTGACCATTGGGAGGAAGGATATCCTCATGCAGTGGACTAACCGACACAATATAGACCCTGTTATAGCCCAGGCAGTAATGACGGATGACTATGAAGCCGTAGGTGACATCTCGGTCACTAGGCTAGTACGTCCTCCACAAGTTACATACCTGGAGCACAAGCATCGGGATGAGTTAGTGCAGGATGTAGTAGACGGACTATATGCACTAGAAGGGAGGGCACTACATCATATCCTTGACTTAGGCAGAGACGCAGCAAGGATGCAGGAGCACCGCCTGACTGTGGACTACAACGGATGGACCATCTCAGGCAAGTTCGATGTCCTGTACCTGGAAACCAACACACTCAAGGACTACAAGGTATCCTCAGTATGGGGACACATACTAGGTGGGAAAGAGGACTACGAGGAGCAGCTTAACTTCTATGCCTACCTAGCTGCCCGCAGTAAGATACAAGTGGACAAGCTGGCAGTGGTAATGTGGTTCCGTGACTGGATGGCCTCACAGGTAGAGAGGGACAAGCAGTACCCGCCACTTAAGGTCATCGAGCACGGGATACCTCTGTGGGCGCTGGATACACAGGCTCTGGCCTTTCAAGAGAAGGTCAAGCTGCATCAGTTAGCCAGGTCTGGCACCTATCCAGAGTGTACGCCTGAGGAGCGATGGCATAAGCCTGACTCCTGGGCCGTAATGAAAGCCGGAGCTAAGAGGGCATACCGAGTGTTTGAGGAGCCTGCACTGGCTAGGGCAATGGCCGACAGCATGGGTGCCCTGTATGAAGTGGAGTTCAGGCCTGGTGAGAACGTCAGGTGTGCAAGGTACTGTCCTGTCATGCAGTTCTGTGAGCAGGCTAAGGGGTTAGGAGTGGTGAAAGGTGGAGACTGACATCTACAGTGTAGCCTGGAAGATACTGGAGGAGAAGATAGCCAAGTCGAGGAGGCAGTCCATATCCAAGGCTGACCTGATGGAATGGCAACTACGAGCGTTGGAGGCAGCAGTCGATAGGTTCCGTCTTGAAGCTGCCTATGCGGAGATGCAGCGTGGCCAGCAAGAGGAGGCTTAGACGCCGCCAGTGCCGTAGAAAAACCCGCTACTCCTCTAAACAGGAGGCTAGGCAGAGTGGGTTGAGGCCTAGCCTGGTGATATACAAATGCCCGTTTTGTACTGGCTACCATGCAGGACACAAGCCACGAATCAGGAGAGGACACCCGTAAGGAGATGATATGCAGGAAAAGATTGACGAGGCATACGCAGCCCTGGACGCCCTGCTCAAGGGCATAGGATTGTTGCCTATGAACAACATAACCACCCGACCTGTCTTACACAAGGCAGTGGACCGAGGCATGGAAGTGTTGGACAAGGCTGTGAAGGAGGGCCGCTATGTCTCAAGTAGTTGACCCTGACTCAGAACTAATGGCAAGGTCGGATATTGTTTTGGTTGTCAGTCCTGATGGTCCTATCATCATAGTGAAGGACCGTCGAGGAGGCACAACAGCCAATGGACAGCTAACCCACGATGGTAGGGTATATGTTTTCATTCGAGAGGGAGAACCTGATGTCGTGCCACCTCGCGAGTGACAAACAAATAGACTACGCGGACTCCTTGGTGGAGTACCTGGAGGAGAATGACCATAGGAGTGCAGCTAGGTATAAGGCTAAGGTGGCTGATGCTCATAGCTGCATAGCGGATATGTCCAAGCTGATTGACAAGATGAAAGAACTTAGGAAGGAGATACAAGATGCAGACCGAACAGCCCGTTCGTAGTTATGTAGGACCTGCCGAGTGGCAGCATCCTCAGTTCCGTGTCACGCTCAAGATGTTGCAAGCGAAGGCGCGGAGGGCTGGCGCAGTGACGAAGAAACCTGTGGACCACATCAACCGCTATTGTGAGTGGGTTGAGAGGATTGGCAATCCTAATACGCCACAGGCAATTGTCAGCCTTGTGAGTATGTTTGCTATTAGTGAGGCAGAGGCAAAGGCCATCCTGTCTAACGCTAACAGTTGGTCAGAGCGTATAGGGATGCCTCTGTACTATCATCGCCTTCACTGGGGAACCCGCATAAGGCACAAGGAAAAGAAGATACCTGCTACGTCTGAGCCTGTGGCTCTACACCCTGCGGATGTAAGATTCACCCTCCTTGAGGGAGAGCTAAAGAGGCTGGACTCTCTCCTCAAAGGACTAGCTGATGTCCTAGACAACAACGTGTTAAAGGTTGTAAAGGAAACAGAGGGCAGGCTGGAACGAGCAGAGCATAGGCTTCAAGTCCTTGATGAAGACCTTAACAAGGCGCTAGTAGGTATACTAGCGAAAGGTGAGGCTATAGCCGAACTGCAAGGTAAGATGATTCTAGTCGAAAACAAACTCCGGGGAGCCCGCAAGGGACCTTCACTACCTACCAAGCTGCACCGTGAGATACGACGCCGGCTCAGGATACTGATAGCAGGAGGGAAGTGATGATACTCAGCATTGAGGGTGACGAGGCAACTGGCAAAACAACATTGGCCTACTCAGCCCCACTGCCCATTGTAGGCTTTGCCTTTGATATGGGTATAGAAAGGGCTATCAAGGGAGGTAAGTATGAGGAGTTATTCAAGGATGTCAGCATCCGTGTGATTCCCTACAACAAGGACAATGACCAGGGTTCGACCGCGTGGGAGGGTATGGACATCACCATCTTTGAGTTGCCTAACCCTATCCAGCTGGACGCTATGAGGCTACAAGGCAACACTGACCTATGGGTGTACGCTATCAACCTCATGGGAGCAGCCTTCTCTGACCCTAGAGTGTCTACCCTGGTGATAGATACCATGACTGTAGCTAGGAGGACCAAGGCTAGCTCACACCTGGAGAATCTACAGAAGGCAGCGTACAACCCTACGACTGGTGAGCGCATACCTAACGTGGCCTTGCGAGAGCAGCTTATACAAATTGAATACGGTAAGGTTAATGATGCCATCAGGGACATCTACACTACCAGCGCAGGAACCAAGAAGAACCTAGTAGCTACTCATCACCGAACTGATGAGTACAAGAATCTTCCTGGCGAGGGAGGCAGGATAGAGAGTACCCTTACGGGTAATCGTGTGCTGGAGGGCCTAGCTCAGACTCACCGCTTTGTGGATATAGCCTTGCTAACAACCAAGGATAACAAGCAGATTAAAGGTGAGTTGGTCAAGTGTGGCTACAGCCTGGAGATGGAAGGCACTGTTATGGATAATCCTACCTGGGACTCCATAGCTAACCTAATCTCTACGGCTACTGAGGAGAGGATTGAGTTGGATAGGAGGAACTACAGTTGAAGCAGATACCCAGGAACCGAACACGGGGAACAGGTTCAGGTGAGAATGGCCAGGAGACCAACACCGACTACCTCAATAGCCATGCAGAGGGATGGGAACCTCCGAAGGGTAATGTCCATATGCATCTAATCTTCAAGCAGGACGCCCATTGGAGGATAGTAAGCCGAGGCTCCAGTGTATGTTCTGTGCCTGGCCGGTGCCACCAAGTTTATCTCACACATGAGGTGATAGAAGGATGACCTGCACATGGCTCACCCTCAAAGAGGCTGCGGACTTCATCAAGGTTCACTACACCACCATGCAGCAGTATGTAGGTACAGTGGAGAAGCCTGGCAAACTAAAGGTCAGTAGGCCTAGCAAAGGTGTAATCCGCGTGTGCCTGGAGGACCTGAGTGACTTCATGGAGGGCAAGCATGACCCATCACCGTGACAGCCTGTTCATAGGACCACCACCTCCTGAAATGGATAATCCTATAGGACGCTGGTGGTGTACGGAATGTGACCACCTGGCTACTGAATGTACCGCCAAAGGCAGCCACATCTGGAAGGTCAAGTGGATGGAGAACAAGAATGGTTAGCGGTGAAGTATTCGGCATAGACATAGCAGAGCCTCCCGAGGCCCTACCTCTGCTGTTACCTGTAATACCTTGTGCTGTGCAGCCTCTCAATAGCCAGGGGTATGCTGACTACCTGTGGACAGGTGTTGAGGGCAGACAGCAGGCAGAAAGGAAAACCTGGTACGACTTAGCAGAGAAGGGAAACCTGGACAACATAGAGAACCAGCTACGTAGGCAGAAGCAGGCCCATCC